AATTAAAAATAGATAATCCAGAAGATTATGAAAATTTAATGGACAATCTTAAAAATAATAATGCTGATTCTGATGACAAAAGTCAAGCTCAACCTTCTAATAGTAATCAAAAAGGTGATGCTGATGATAATACTGATGATGGCAATAGTAATAATAATGGTAATAAAGCAGATATAATTTCACAACACGTTGATAATCAACAAGATAATACAACAAATCAAAGTGTTAGTATTGTTCCTAATGATAGTCAAGAATTAAATCAACATGATGTAGATGAAGATGATTCTCCTAAACAAAATAATACTAGTGGAGCAGGAAAAAACAGTGGTACTCAAAAACAACTATCACCTGAAGAAATGTTAAATAAAATTTTAGGATCAAGTAAAGAAAATAAAAAACTTTTTGATGATGTAGTTGAACAAGCTAAAGAAAACATTGATTATATTGAAAAAGTAATGTCTGAAGATGAAATTAAAAAACATTGGGATACAAAAGATTTTAAAAAATTTAATGCTGAAAATTTAAGAAAAGTAAGTACCACTTTAAAAACAATTGAATTAAATTCAGATTCTTTAAAACCATACATTAAAAAAATAGTAGATAAAAGTTTTTCATATTTTGAAAGTAAAACTACAGATGTATATGATGAATTCTTAAACAATCCAGAAATAAGTGAAATTCTTGGATTTGAATATTTTCACCCTAAATTTAAAAATTTAATGTTAGAAGATATACAAATTAGAGAACCACAAAAAGTTGGAAAGGTTAATGTTTATCTAGATGTATCTGGTTCTATGTCATCTAGTGCAGGTATTAAAGATACACCAATGGATAAATTGACATTTTCTAAAGCTTTATTACTAAAACTTAAAAAAATGGATGTTATAAATGAAATTTATACATTTAATACAAAAATTAAAAAACTAAATGATGTAGATTTAAGTAGTGTATTAACTATAGATACTTCTGGTGGAACATCTTTAGATTTAGTTATTAGTGATATTATTAATAAGGATAAACCTTCAATTGTTATAACAGATGCAGATGATAGTATAAAATATTATTCTGAAAAAGCATTTATACTAGGAGTTGCAGGGGCATCATTTAATAGGGTGGCAAAACATGCTTTAGATCAATACCGTGCAAATAATCAATTAATAGTATTTAATGGTGATGATGTTAAAAAAGTAAATGAAAGAGGATATACTATAGGCTAAATAGTAATGTTAAATAAGGCTATTTTAATTAATAGCCTTGTTTAATATCCTATTTCAGCTAATGATATAGAAGCCATAACATTTATAACAGTAGTGCTATCAGCAGTTGCTGGAGGTGTAAATAATACAGCAATTCCATTAAAACCACCATCTGCTTGAATACTAACACCAGATGTAGCCATTGAACCGTTTGCTTTTTCACTACCAATTTTGTCAAAATTACCTACTAAATCTGTATATGTACCATCATATTTTATTACAGCTGTATATGTACAAGAAAAAACATCTCCTACAACTGTAGTACTTGTACCTGCATCTTTACATACAGCAATAATTTGTATTAAAGCATTCCAGGCTTTAAAACTTGTTCCTGGTTGTAATATCATACTAGGAAGTTCAGCACCATTAACGGGTAATACTTCTTGATTTTCTCCTGTAAGTTCTAAAGTTACAGTAAATTTAGATGCTTGACTAATAAAAGGTGTACCAGTATAAGATGAATTAACTACTTGTCCTGTTAAAGTAGCAGCTGCACCAGTAGCACTTCCTATAAATGCATAATCAGCTGATGTAATGTTATTTACTCCACCTGATATAACTGAATACAAACCGTTAGTAGTATTACCCCAACCGTTTTGTAAAGCAGCATTAATTTGTGCAATTAGTTTATTAACATCTGGACTACTTACATAGAAAGATTTTTGATTTATAGGATTTACTAACATAATTTTTTTATTTTAATAATGAATAATATTCTTTAAAGTGTTTAATACGGTCAGCTAAACCAATTACCCCGCCATTTACTCTTTTAGTAACTTTAGTAACAACATCATCTGATGCACCTAAATCACAAATAGACCAAAGTTTATTAGAATCAAAGAAGAAAGCTGCTGAAGCTAAAGGGTATTTAGTAGCAACTAAATCAGGATTAGCAACACAATCTTCTCCAATAAATTTAGTAAATCCAGTATAATTAGCTTTACCAGTTAATTGGATGTAACCTCTTCCACGGAATTTCCAACCATCTTTAGAAGCTTCATTACCATTTTCCATTCTATTAGCATAAACCTTAGATGCAATTTTTTCTGGTTGACGTGCATATGCAGGAGCTGTAGTAGAATTAAAGTATTTACCAAATATTTTAACTAAACCATCAGCTGAATAGTTTAAATTTTCAGATACAGCTTTAAAACCGGCAGATTCATGACCACATTGTGCTAAGAAATGAGCTAATCTTAAAGGATTAGTTATATTAAATTTTTTTGCTGTATCAGGAATCTGTGCAATTACTGCATCAGGAAGATGTCCTTTTAGGTTAGCTAATTTAAAATCAGATGATGGTATTGCAATGGCAGCTACAGAAGTTGGAGGTGTTCCAAACATTTTAGACCATGTAGCATCTCCTACTATACCATCAGCAGTTAATCCATTAGTAGCTTGCCATTCCTTTACTTTGGCTTTTGTACCATTACCAAATATTCCATCAGCAGCTAAACCTAATTTTGTTTGAAGTTGTTTAACTTCTTCTCCTTTTGAACCGTTTTTTAATAACATATATTTTTAATTTATTCTTTAATTGATTTTTGAGTTCCAAAATAGTATGAAAATATCATCAAAGTTAATGTTTTAATTAGATCAAACAATTGTGAATTTTGTTCATTAGACATTAATGGTATTTTAAAAGCTACAATTTTATCTATAATAAATACTGCTACTAATGAACCAAATACTAATAATATAAATCTTACAAGTAAATCTTTAGTATTATTAATAAACAATTTATTTATAAAGTAGACTGATAGTACAATAAATAACATAGAAATGCTTACAGCAAGTATTGTTACCCATAAATAATTTGTACTAAACATGTTTAATTGTATCTATTTTTTCTAATTTTTTCTAATTCTTTATATTTTTTTTTAAACCTTCTATAATTGCAGGTATCTAAAAACATAGCAGTTTTTTGAGTTTCTTCATACCATTTAGTTAAACCAATGTTAGCATCATAACATTCTTTTAACTTACCTTTATAATAAGTTTTCCATTTAGTTACAGCTGTATCATCTTTAATAATAACAACTGTATCTATTTTAACAGGTTTTGATAATTCAATTTTTTGAGAATCAATTATATTTTTAAATTTAACAAACTTTAAATTAATATCATCAGCTTGTATTTTAGTAAGCATTACAATTTTTTCACCATCAATAACCTTAGTCTTCGGATATTGGCAGTAACTCAAATTGCCCGTCACTATCAGAAACAATACTGTTAGAAATGGTTTTATGTAATTGTTGATTTTCTTTTTTAAGAACGGTAACAACACTAGAAAGGCTATCAGCAGCTTTTTCAGCATTTTTAAGGGTACCAATTCTTTTTTTAATTGCTTTTTCATTTTTTTCTGTTGTTATCTTTACTAAACTGTCAATATTTATATTTTTCCAAGATTTACTTTTCTTAACTAAAGAATTTTGACCTATGGTAGTAATAGCAATAAATAGTATTGCTACACTACTAATTAATATTATTTTATTTCGTAGCATTGATTATAGCTTGTTGGGTTATTAAATTTATTATAATAGAATCTTTAACATCTATCTTTTTTTCTAATTTTACAGTAGTTTCTAAACAATTATCAATTCCTTTAACTTCTGCTTTTTGTTTATCTTTGTATAAATAAACTATACCAATAATACATAAAAAAGCCACAGCAGCTACAGGATATTTTCTAAATTGATTAAAACTAACAGGAAGTTTTACAGCTTCTGTTGCAGTTTCAACTGTTTCTTTAACAGTACTTTTAGTTTTAGGTTTAACCGGTGTTTTTCTAGATGTTGCCATTATCTTCAGTTGTATTGTTTGATTTTTTAGTAAATTTATCTAATGTATCAGCACCCATTCCAATAGCAGTAATAACTAAAACAGCATTAACTAATGATTCAGCAGGTTTAAATTCTTCATGTGAATAACTATTTAATGTCATAGTTACACATAAAAATAATGTTCCAATAAATGCTACTACAGGTTTAACTGATGTAGATCCTCTTTCATCTTTGAATAAATCAATTATCCATTGTTTAAAGTTCATAATGTAGGTATATTTTAGGTTAATATAATTTTTTAAATTTATTTAATGTGTAAAGAACAACAGATATTGCAACTATAGCTAACAATATATAAAATCTTGCTGTTTCTCTAACAATTTTTACATTTTTTTCTTTAATATCTATTTTTAAAGTTCTGATACTATCTGTTTTTTCAGTAATTTCTTTTTTTAATATAGATTCTAACTTAACGTCTCTAATGTAATTATTCTTAGTAAGTGTTTGAATAATGCTTTTAGTAGGAGGACATTTTACATAAACTTTGTCATTTTTAACAGAAATACTAGTTCCTGAAGCTAAAACGGTATCTTTTGTAGTAATAGATATAGTATCTGTAATGTAGTTATTTTGGATTAATGTATCTATTTTTACTACATCAACAATTACTGTATCATTAATACAATATCCACGTTTTACTACTTCTTTAGCTACTTTTTCAAACTTTTGATTGTTATTTAATACAATTTTTACAGGATTACAAGAACCCATTAATAAAAATACTAATATAAACAATGCAACATTTAAAGATTTAATTAAAATTTTCATTAGATTTTGATTTTTTTATAATTATTTTTATTTTTATCATTTTGATTAACAAATAAAAGCTTATTATTTTGGTTATATAATGGATATTTACTATCTTTAGGCTTATTATTTGAATAAGCAAATACTTTAGTATTTAATGTATTTACTTGAGTTTTTAAATTAATTATTTCTGTATGGTCAGAAGCCGATTGTGCTAACAATTGCTTAACATCTGCTTTAATTTCTTTAATGTCTTCATACAAAACATAACTTAAAATAGTAACCACAGATGGGAACAACCATGATTTTATAGAATTTATAACTGATTTTTCAGTAGATATTGCCATAACAAAAGATTTATAAATATATACATATAATATACACTAAAAAACTTAAATAAAAAAATGAAAGAAAAAACAGCCGTTCAATGGATAGTTGATGAATTATTTAAACAAAAATATTTTAACAGCAGTTCAATGATGCACAAAAATTTAGAACATTTACAAAAAAAAGCATTAGAATTAGAAAGATTACAACATGGTCAAACATGGAATACTGCATTAGATAAATATGAAGTAAGAGCAGGAAACTACATGAGAGCTTATGAAGATTTTGATGATTATTATGAACAATTTAAAAAAAATTAATTATGGAATACAAAAAAAAACCAATAGTAATACAATCTTTTAAATATGGCATTGAACCAATACCAGATTGGTTTATGGACAAAGTAACATCTAATGAAATAATAACTTATGTAGGAACAGATATAAGAGATTCATCAGAATACTATTGTGAAATAAAAACATTAGAAGGTATTATGAGAGGTAATTGTGGAGACTATATTATAAAAGGTATAAAAGGAGAAATATACGCTTGCAAACCTGATATATTTGAAATGACTTATGAATTAGCATCTACATCTTTTACAATTTCTGATGATGTGTTGCTTGAACAAGCAACCGTAGCAATGGAAGAAGTATATGGTTATGGATGTGAAACTGAAATTGATGCTTATTTTAGAGGTGCTAAATGGATTTTAAAACAATTAAAAAAAAATTAAAATGAAGAAAGCAATAGAATTATTTATATTTTTAACAATATTTATTTACCTATCATTTTCATTTGTAACTTGGGAATTAAACCCTGAAATATGGAAAATAAACATGAGGGTTGGGTTTATATTTTTTATGTTTTTAAATTTACTTATATCAATAATACCAATAAATATAGAAAAATTATGAACGTAGTATATTTTCAACCAAAAGGAATGAATCCTAAATATTGTGAAGTAGGAATGATTCACGAAACAGATAAAGAACATATATGGTATATGTACGAGCCATGTAAAATATTAATAAGTGAAGTAAAAATAATACCAAATGAAAATGTATTTTTTAATAAAAAAACTCAAACAGGAGAAATAAAAAAATTATAATGTGTTATATAAAACACAAAAATAAAAAATAAACATAAATATTTTGTATAATGAGTAATATATTATACATTTACATTATGAATACAAATTTAATTTATGGTCTTAGAGACCCCAGAAATGATGTATATAAATACATTGGTAAAACTACAGTAGGTAATAGTAGACCACTTAGCCATTTAATAAAATCTCATAATCAATTAGTTAATGATTGGGTTGAAGAACTTTCTAAATTAGGAATATCTCCATATGTAGATATTATTGAAAAAGATATTTCTTTAGAATTATTATCAGAAAAAGAAAAGTATTATATAACATATTTTTCTGATTTATATGGTGAATTATTTAATGGTGGTATGAATATGAGAGAATGTATAAATAATCCATCTATATTAGATTATAAACATATAGACTACAGTTTAACAACTTTAATGAATCCAGGAGAAATTTTTAAAATGTTAAAAGTTTCTACAGGATTTTGTGATGAAACAATAGGTCATATGCTTAATGTAGGTAGAAAAACAGTTTATAGATTAAAAGAAGGAAAAACTAATATAACATTAGAGACTGTAATTAGAATGATATTTTTTGTAAAATATGATATGCAAGATTTATTTAATTTTTACTTTGATAAATCTAATGAATTTTTAGGAGATTATCCAGATACATTTGAACAATTTTTAACAAGATGTAATTCTGATGAAAACTTTATAAAAATGTGGTGTGATAAATTTTATAAATCTAAAGTTGTTATAAAAAAAATAGTTTATAATAAAAGAGCTAAAAAAAGAAAAAAATAAAATAAATAAAATGGATATAACCATGTGTAAGGGTACAGATTGCCCTTTAAAAGAAAACTGTTACAGATTTACAGCTAAATCTGATGATGTTTACCAATCTTATTTTGTAGATCCTCCTATAAAAGATGGTAAATGTGATATGTTTTGGGGTGAAACTCAAAAAGAAATATTAAACCAATTAAAAAATATAGTATATGGCATACAGATGTAAACAATGTAATTCTAAAGATGTAGAATCAAAAATGTGGGTTAATCTTAACACATTTAAAATACAAGATATGGTTGATGATGATAGTGACCAAAATTGGTGCACAGAATGTCAAGAATTAATTGAAATATATGATGATGAAATAGAAAAACCTGAAAATTTAAAATGAAATATCAAATTACATCTCAAGAAATAAAAAAAGCTGATAATAAATTAGATACTAAACTTTTAAAGTTTGTATCTCTTTATGGTGTTCAGGTAAAAGAAATAAATAATTTTAAAGAAAGGTTTGGAATTGATGCTTTAGCTGTTACAGATGTTCTTAATAAAATTATATACTATTCTATAAATAAAAAACTGGATACAATATCAGAAGAAGTTTCTCATATAGTTGTAATGTTAATGGGTCAAGAAAATACATTAATAAATGATTTAATAAACAATATTAAAGATTGGTCAGGATATAAATCTGTTTATGATGAGTATATGCCAATTTATAATAATGAAAAACAAGTTAAAATAGAAGCTATAGGTAAACTTATTGCAGAATGTTTAATTGAAAACTGGGAACATAGGATAAAAAAAGAAAATAATATTATTAAAGATGTTGCTAATGTAATTGCAATTAATATATTAAATGAAAATCAAGATTTTATTGATCCTAATATTTATAAAATAAGAAGGTTAAATTATGAAGAAGCTGTTTCAGAAAATAAACTAGCTAAAGATATAATAAATAAATTTACAGGTAAAAATTATAACTATAAACTTGCCGGTAGTTTAGCTATTGCAGGTCAAGGTGAAACTGTTTACAGATATTCTAAAGCACCTATTAATGATTTAGATTTTATTGTTGATAATATTGAAGAATATGAAAGAATAAATGCTACCATGTTAAGTATGAATGCTGTACAAATACATGATGGTTTAACTAATTTTCAGAAAAAAACTAAATTTTATTCTTATCTAGTACCTGGTTTAGGATATACTTTTAAAAATTTAATTAGAGATGATAAAAATTGGTTAAAAGAATACACTTTAATTAATTCTAAAGGTGAATTTGTTGCAAACATTAAACATAATCTTGCAACAGAATCTTTTTATACTAAAGAAGACGGTTCTAATTTAACTGAAGAAGAAATAGATAATCTTTCTCAATATAACATACCTGTTGATTTATATATATATACTGTAAAATCAGATGAACAACCTGTAGGTATTTTTTCATCTATACAAGATATGTATTTTGGTAAACTAATACAATCACCAAATGGTATAAATGAAAGAATGTTTCAACGTAAAAAAGACCAATGGGATTATAGATTTTCTAATTTTATTAACAGAAATATAGAAAAAAAAGAATTTTTATACTTTTAAAAAATAATATAACATGAATAAAGAATTTAAAAAAGAACAAATGGATTTAATGGCTGATAATACAGCTTCTGTAGTTATTGAAAAAATGTTAGATAATTTAGGTAGAGACCTATCTGATATTATTAATCTAGATGGGGATGATTTAAGTGATGGGGAATGTATAGATATGATTGTACAATATTTAAAAGAAAAAGGATTGTATGTTGCAAGAAGTTAAAACAATAAATTGGGAAGAATTCTCATATGAATATGATGTAGTAAAAAATCATATAGATGATAATGGTTCATACAATGGTTGCATGTTTGAAACACATGGAAAAGAATTAGAATATATAGTAAATTTATCCAACAATGAAGAAAGCAAAAAGTTTGTATGGACTATTGTTGATGGTGAAAATGAAGAAACTTGGATTATACCTGGTTATCATTATGTTAACAGATATGGTTATTTAATTACAGAAAAACCATGGGAAAATGAAGATATACAAGTTAATGATAATGAAATGATTAGCAATATAGAAGCTAAAATGGCTTGTATTGAATTTTTTAAAAGACATGATGTACCAATATCTGAAAATGAAGTATCTGATTTTTTTACATCCCGTTATGATATTATATTCAAAGATGAAATGACTGTAGGAAGGGCTAAATATTTAGCTATAGAATTTTATGAAATTTTTATAGGTGAAGAATTACCTGATGACATAGAAGAAGATATACATAATTATTACAATTACTTTAAATAAAAACAACATGACAAAAGAAAAAGAAAGCCAATTAATTAAATTGATTAACAATTTTAAACAAAAATTTGTAGAACTAACAAATGACATTCCTTCAATTAAATTTAGTAAAAAAGTAGCTTATACTAAATTAAAGCTAGAAGATTTAGAAAGTATGATTAATACTCTTATTCCTACAAGTTTAACTAGAGATTACCCTGAAGTAAAATCTATTACAGCAAGGTTAAGAAGAAGAGAATTAATAGATTTAAGAGCTATATTTTGTTATTATGCAAACTTAAATGAATATAATCATGGTGAAATTGCTGCTTATTTAAAATTTGATAGAACAAATATTTATAATGCATTAAAAATGTATGATAAATTAATATCTTATGATGATGCATTTATTGCAAATAATGAAAAAGTTAAGAAAATGATTAAAAAAAGCTATATAAATGGAAATTAATTATTATAACTTTTTATTAAAAAATCAGTTATCTCCAAATCAACATTATATATTGCACTGTTTTAAGAATAATATTAGAACAGTGCTTATAAATAATATAGATTTAGATATATCTATGTTAAAAGCAGCAGGTTTTTTAACAAATGATTTAAAACTTACTGAAAAAAGTAAAATTATGTTAGATAGTGTAGCTACATTATTTAAAAAAACACAAGGCAAAAATGTAATAGATTTGATGGGTGCAGATTATTTGACAAAAATAACACAGTATAGAAGTTTATTTCCTAAAAATAAAAAGTCTACACCTGCTGAAGTAAAAGTTAAGTTTGCCAAACTATTTTATGAAAATCCTCAAATTACATGGGATATTTTATTAAAAGGTACACAATTATATTTTTCTGAAGAAAGGGATGAGAAATATATATACAAAGCTTCTAATTTTATAATGGTTCAAAGAAATGGTATAAACACCTACCCTATACTAGAATATTATGAAAGAATTGAAGAAGGAGAAGATATACAAGAAAAAGCAGATGTAAATATGTATAAAATATATTAATGATGAGTATAGAACAAAATGCTAAAAAATGGAGACATATATCTGATATTAGAAATGAAACACTAAGTTACATTAAGAAAAGAAGGTTAGGACTTATTAAATCAATAAGAAGTCCATGGGCTAAATTAAATAATGTATTAATGGATGGTTTAGAATGGGGTAGTGTATATATTATAGGTGGTAGACCGGGTTCTGGTAAGACAAGTGTTGTATCTCAAATAATTAACCAGGCCCATTTAAATAATCCAGGACAAGACTTTTGTGTATTAAATTTTCAATTTGAGATGGGTGATAGGGTAATAGGTGCTAGGGAACTTACTAAACCATTAGATATGGATATGAAAAAGTTATTTAGTGCACATCCTACAGATAAGTTAAATAATGTTGATTTAAGTAGAATAGAACAATTTTATACTAAAAGAATAAATGATCAGATATATTATGTAACAGAACCATTGACAGCTAAAGACTTTACTAAAGAAGTTTTAAAGTTTTATGCACATGTAAAAAAGCCTATAATAATAACAATAGATCATTCTGTGTTAGTAAAAAAAGGTATGGATGAAACAAGTCAAATGGAAACATTATATAATCTATCTTCAGAAATGGTTTATTTAAAGAAAAAAATACCAGATAGTATGTATATAGTTTTATCACAAATGAATAGAACCATAGAAGACCATACTAGAAGAATTTCAGGTACAGTTGGTAACTATCCTACATCATCAGATTTATTTGCAGCAGATGCTTTAATGCAAAATGCTGATGCTGTTATACTAATTAATAGACCAGATTTAATGGGAATTACAGAATATGGTCCTGAAAAAATTAAAGTTGAAGATGGTATGATAGTATTTCATCTTATTAAAAACAGGTTTGGAGAACAATGTATGTTATTCTTTGAACAAGATTTAAAATATTTTGAAATTAAAGAAGCAGTAACACCAATTAAAAACAAAATACAATTTAAAAAGATACCATAATGGCAAAATTAACAACAAAAAATACAGAAATGATTACAACAAAAAAATTAACAGCAGTTGATAGAAAAAAATTGATAGATGATATTATTAATTATCATGAACCAGCTTTTGAATTACTTGACATAGAACAAGCAACACAGTTTTATCCTAAAGTAAGTTTTATGTGGAGTGATGAACCTCATATTTCTTTGTTTAAAAAAGAAATATCTGAACCATATTTTTATATAGAATTAGTTAATGAAGATTATACACCAAAAGATTCTAATAGAAGTTTGTACAGATTTAGAGGTAGTCCAGAATGTATTAACGAATATTTTGGAAAAAAAGAAGTAGGAAATTTTGGGGAATATTTCAGATATTTTGTACCTTTACAAGACTTTGAAAAAATAGATTTAAATAGTCTATTACAAACAAATACCAAAACTATAAATTCTTTACAGGTTAAACAACAACCGGTTATTTCAGAACCTTTGGTTTTTGAAGAAACTTATGATGACCAAGAAGAAACAGATGCATTGATGGCTAAATTAACAATTAGGGATCATGCAGCTATACAATGGAAATTGCCAGTTTCTAATAAAAAATGGCTTAATAATTTAATTAAACAAGTAAATAAAATATAAAATGGCAGAAGGCGTATTGATAGTTGGTGAATCAGGTTCAGGTAAATCAACTAGTATTGAATTATTAAATCCAAAAGAAACATTTATAATAAATGTTGCATCAAAACCTTTATCATTTAAAGGATGGAAAAAAAATTATGTGGAATGGACTAAAGATAATCCAACAGGTAATATGTTTAAGTCAGCTAATTCTAAAAGTATAGAAGCATGTTTAAAATATGTTTCTGAAAAAAGACCAGAAATAAAGAATATCATCATTGATGACTTTCAATATATTTCATCTTTTGAATTTTTTGAAAGAGCTGATGAAAAAGGATTTGAAAAATTTACACAAATAGGGGCTACATTAACTAGGTTATCTAAGTTACCTATGATTTTAAGAGATGATTTATTAATCTTCTTTATGAATCATATGGAAGAAGGTGTAGATATTGAAAACAGAAAAAGATTTAAAGCAAAAACAATTGGAAAATTAGTAGATGATAAATTAACTTTAGAGGGTTTATTTACCATAGTATTATTTTCAAAAGTAAAAAAAGATAAAGACGGTAACATAACGTATATATTTGAAACACAGAATTCAGGAGACAATACATGCAAATCCCCTAAAGGTATGTTTGAAACTCCAACAATTCCAAATGATTTAAACTTTGTAAAAGAAGCAATAATAAACTACGAAAATTAATTATTAACAACAAAAATTTAAAAAAAATGGCATTAAGCACAAAAAACATCAAAACAGGAGAATCAAAATTAAACAAAGCAATTACTCCAGGAAACACAGTAGGTAAGATTTATGACTTAGCTTTAAAACCAGGTTATAATCCAGAAAGTTATTATTTAGTTCTTATGGTTGAAACAGAACCTATAGAAAATTTTGAAGGTTTCTTTATTGATCCATCAAACCAATCAAAAGGTAGACACCAAGGTCAAGTGGGAAGAATTAGAAGTTCTCAATATGCATATGAAACAAAAGTATTACCTAGTGGTAATAAAGTAGATAGAGATGATAACATCTTAAAATTCTTAAAAACTATTGCTATTTGTCAAAATACAATAGATGCTTTAGATGAAGTTAATGCAGATACTATTGAAGAATTTGTAGAAAATGCAAAAAGAGTAGTTTGCAATGATACATATTTAAACTTTTGTGTTGGAGGTAAAGCATATACAAATAAAGAAGGTTATGTAGCATATGACTGTTTCTTACCAAAAATGGATAACAAAAAATATGCAATTTCTAATTCTGAAGATACAGTGTTAACATTCAATGAAAGCAAACATATTGTTGGAGAAGTTAAAAAACAAGCAGAATCAGTAGAATCATTTGAACCACAATCAAATGGTAGTGATTTTGATATGTTTTAATATTTAAATTTTACTTATAAATAAAAAGGAGCTAAATTGCTCCTTTTTATTTTATACCTATATACTAATATGCTTACTACAAAAAATGTAATTATTGATTATAAAGAAGTACCTGTAACATGGATTTTTGAAAATTATTGTAATTTAAATAATTCTTTAATTGGACAAACTAAAAAAATAAAAAGTTTGTTTAATCCTAATGATAAGACACCAAGCATGTGTATATATTTTGATAATACTCAAAAATTATATAAATATAAAGATTTTTCCACTGGTAAATCTGGTAGTGCTATTAATTTAGTAATGGAATTATTTAAACTTTCTTATGTACCGGCAGCTAATAAAATTATAGAAGATTATAAAAACTATTTAAAGAACAATAAAGAATACAAACAACTTGAAGTTAAAGAATGTCCTAAGTTTAAAGTAGGAAATTATAAAATTAGATCTTGGAATAAATTAGATGCTGATTTTTGGTTAAGATATAATATTGGTACAAGCATCTTAAATAAATATAATGTAAAACCTTTAGAAAATTATACACTAGAAAAAGATAATGAAGGTATATTAGAAAGTATTACAATATCTAATGAATACAGTTATGGTTATTTTAGAGAAGATGGTAGTTTATATAAAATATATCAACCAAGAAGTAATAAGAAATTTTTAAAAATGAATTCTTATATACAAGGTTTAGACCAATTAGAAAATCATCATAACTTGTTGATTACCAGCAGTTTAAAAGATGTTATGTCTATTAAAAGTTTAAAATTAAATTTTGATTGTATAGCTCCTGACAGTGAGAACACAATGATTTCTAAAGAAATTATAACAGAGTTAATGGAAAAATATAAAAATATATCTGTTATGTTTGATAATGATGAAGCTGGTATAAAAGCTATGAAGAAATATAAAGAACTATATAATTTTAATATATTCTTATTACCTTTAAGCAAAGATATAAGTGATAGTATAAAAGATTATGGTTTTAAAAAAGTATTTTATACTTTTGTTCCTCTAATAAATAAATCATTTGAAAATGGCAAAAGCTAAAAAATCAAAAGTTGTAAAAACAAGAAAAGGTGCTGCACCTAAAACTAGAAATTCTGGTACATTAACTGAATCAGCATTCTGGTCATTTATAAGATCAGCATTAAGACAAAAATCTAGATGGTGGAAACCTGTTACAGAATGTAAACAAAATGCTAGAAGAATATATGTAGGACCATTGAAAAGACAAAAATGGGAATTTCAATGTAACTATTGTAAAAAATGGTTTAAAGATAAAGATATAGCAGTTGATCACATTATACCTGCTGGTGCACTTAACTGTGCTAATGATCTTCCAGAATTTGTTGAAAGACTATTTTGTGAAGCTGGAGGATTACAAGTATTATGTGCTAATGGAGAAAATTCATGTCACCATATAAAAACACAAAATGAAAGAAAAAGTAAAAAATGAAATTATATTTGATATTGTAGAAGATTTAATGGAAAACATGTATGAATCTCAACAAGATATTAAATCACTTTTAGTAGAAGCATTAGTTACTAAAAGTATAGAAGAACTTAAAGAAATAAATGCATAATTTAAAAACAATTAAAAATAAAAAACATGGGAAGATATTATAACGGAGACATAGACGGTAAATTTTGGTTTGGATTACAATCAAGTGATGCAGCAGATAGATTTGGTGTAATGGGTTATGAACCAGATTACATTGTATATAATTTTCAAGAAGAAGATTTAGAAGGTGTTGAAAATGAAATTAAAAACATTGAAGAAACTTTAGGAGATAAATTAGGAATACTTGATAAGTTTTTTGAAGAAAACAATGGATATAATGATGAATTATTAGAAAAAATTGGGATTACAAAAGATGAATTACGTGATTATGCTGATTTAGGTTTAGGAAAACAAATCAGAGATTGTATTAAAGAAATAGGTCAATGTTCATTTGACGCAGAATGTTAAAATATAAATATGAAAAAAATAATAATTTTAGATTTTTCAGACAATGAAATATACATTAAAAACTATATTGAATACTTATGAAGTAATCCAGAAGAATTTTTAATTGAAAATGGATTTGATGAAACAAATTGTCAATGGATGGTTGTAAATAAGTTAACACTTAACATAGATTAAAATAAATGAAAAATAAAGTTGAATTAACAA